TAGTAGAAACTTAAAGAGGTCTGCGGCTTCATCTAACTCGGCCCATAAATTTCTTTTTTCTAACCAACAAACTCCACTATTAGTTAATCGGGTGCAAGGAGGGTGGGCAATCAGTAGATCCCATTCATTATATATCCATAATACGGAGTCTCTAATATCACCTTGGTGATGTTGTCCTGGAATTTCTGTGGGTAATATATCACAACTCCAGGCATCGTGACCTCTAGCTTTAAAGGCTTCCCGAACTATTCCACTGAATTCACACGCCACTAATACTCTCACGTTACCTCTTAATCCTCTTCAGCAAAGACTTGTGATTCACTATCAAGTATATCTAAAGCTTCAGCAAATTTTTCTGCTAAATGTTTTAGATGCAATGCTACGTCGTATCCAGTACGAACATTATGACTCTCTAAAACTTTATCAGCACATACCATAGCTGCAATAATATCATTAGAATATTGTTCTAGCTTATCTCGTCTAGAGATTAAACCAGGCGGAGCTATACCGCAACCACAATATTTACATCCCAAATAGTTATAATCATAGCCATCCAAATGGCGTCTCCAAGGATGATTGCAGGTAGGACAAGGATTAGAATTATTATAAGCTGCTTCCCAAGCTGTTATTTTAGTCACTGACTCCCCTATTCTCAATTAATTCTTGTAATAAATTTCTACCTTCTTTTATGAATCCAAGTATATCTTCATCCTTTGAATTGATGATAACTAAATCAATAATAAATGTGGGTTTGGTTTGGCCAGTTCTAATAATACGAGCTTCTGCTTGGTCCCTAGTCATTGGATCTACAGGAGATTCATAGAAGAAACAAAAGTTTGCTACTTGCAAATTCAATCCCAAAGCACCAGAAGCTGCATTTAATATTAAGATTCCTACATCAGGATTAAGTTTAAACTCTTGTATGTACTGAATCTTTTTCTTGTTGGGCGTACCGCCATACACCCAACGATGCTCAATCTTTAACTTCTTTAAAGCTTTAGTTATGACCTCACCAGAATAAGTAAAATCATGAAAGATTATTGCCTTGCAACCATCAGGAATTTCCTGAATCTTTTCTATTAATAATTCTAGTTTAGGATTGTCGGCAAACTCAATCTGGTGCTGTATTTTCTCATCCCCTTTCTTCTCTATAAAATTTACAAAACCAGAAGAAATTTCCCGCATCTTAATAAATGATGCTCGTATCTCATCCGATTTACCAGCGATGGCACTAGTCTTTAATGCTTTCTCTTCTACATTAAAATAGGTTATAGTTTCTGTAGGAAAATTAGTACGATATACAATCCGTGTAGGAACTAAACTAGCATCTTCCAGTTTATATCTAATAGATCTATTCTTTAGCTGGTCGTGTAAATTATCAGTTAATTTATTATTAAACTTCCAATCTATTCCCCAAGGTCTATTAGAGGCTTTAAAATAACAGTTACGAAAGAAATAGAAGTTAGTACCTAATGTTTTGCCCCTGTCAATAACATGAAATTGTGCCCACAAATCTTCTAGATGCCGTCCAAATGGTCTGCCAGTTAGACCATATCTATAAGGAATTACAGCAGAAAGTCTATTACATATTTTATAGGTAAGACTTTGAATATTCTTGACTGCTGTAATTTCATCATAAATTATACAATCAAACTGTGAAGCAAACTCCTCTACATCATGTCCATCCACCTTACGTTTGCCAGTAGTAGAAGATAGAATAACTTGTAGTCCGGCATAGTTAAGTATATAAAGATCCGAATTAGTATTAAGCTGTTGAAACCTTTCATGCTTCTTACCATGGACTGCGATACCCTTTAAGCTTGGTGTATGTTTAGTGCATTCATCTAGCCAGCTTTGTATTAGTACTAAATTAGGTACAAGTACTAAAGTCTTTTTAATTCTACCTATTTGTTTTAAATAGGATATTAAGCTGAGAGATGTAAATGTTTTACCTAAGCCTAAGTCAGCAAAGAATAAGAAATCGGGATTCTTTATCCCGATTAAGAACATTACCTTTTGATGTTTAAATAATGGTGTGGTTAAAAGAGGGCGAGGATCAAGAGCTTGAATTCTTTGATCAAGCTCCTCATCTCCGACCTCTTTAATCCAGTCAAAATTATCTAATTTTCTGTTTAGAAATCCTTTGACTATTTCGCTGTCTGGTTGTCTGATTACGCCCATGGAGTATGATACACAACTCCATTATTCTAGCACCAAACAACCTATTGTGCAAGTGATTTTCTATTACACCGCGTCTCCACATTCCACGTAAATGATCTTTCAGATCAAGATCTTTAGGATAAATTTGAAGTTTGACTATTCCATATTTTAATCCTAATTTTTCACTATTTGTGAGTTTAATCATGATATTGAAATCTACGAGTTGAAGGATATAATGTTTCAGCAAAATTTCTAGCACTAGCTTGAAACTTATAAGCTAATTCATACTCATCTATATCCTGAAGAATAGTTGCAAATCGCAGCATAGCTTGCTCTTGCTCAGCTTCATCTAATTCATATTCTTTCCAATAAGTTTGTTTATTATATACTTTCATCATTTGTCCTTATCAAGTGAAGTGGCGGCTAGGATTATAGCGGCGTCTAGTGAGAGACTATCTCTACAGCGATTTCCTATTACCAAGAAAAATGTAAATCCTTGCTGTCGTTCCCCCTCCCGCAGAATCGCCATCAGTAGTTCGTCTGTGACAGCAGGCGGCGGGACGTTAATTGTTTCGCTGTGTGGCTGCGAACATAAAATGCACGTTTGTACTTCAGTCTGCCCCGGCTTCCACGCATCGGGAAGAATCGACTGCGCTGCGATCCATTGTTCGAAAGTAATTCCGTTAGGTAAATTCATTTCTAATCCTCCGCTGTTGATAAAGTTTCCATGCCTTCTGCAGGATCATAATCGCTTGGTAGCTTAGCTGAATCTAAGCAATATTGTCCGATGTCATAATTCTGAGCCATCAATACAGTGAATTGACTACGTACTGATTTACCTCTATCTACATATAATCTGGCAATTTTAGATTTCTGCTCCATAGGTTTTTGATTATATATTAAACCTGTATCCGCTGTACCTAAGATACCCCAATCTTCTGATATATGTCTGCCAGTAATAAACTTAGCACCATCACCTTCTCTATTAACCTGATGCATGGCAATAATAGCAGCATTGCGTTCCACACCCAATCCTCGTAAATCAATAAATAATTGACCTATACTTAGTCGGAAGTTATCTATATTTAACTTCATATTACGAGGCATATCTATAATTATTTCATCTGGTATAAAATTCTCAGTACGTTCTAAACCATCTAGATAGGTTCTAAGTCCAGACATACTCAACATGCCAGGTGGAAATTCTTTGATCCTAATATTTGATGCTAGCTTAGGCCCAAATTTATTCAAGCGAGTCTCTACATGTTCTAAAATATTAGCATCTTCCAAACACTTAGGATCAATAATAGCATGATCCCATCTAATAATATCTCCATTGCCATCTCGGACAAACATAGGAGATTTTAATGCATTATAATGCCATCTGGTTAATCCCAATAGATTTTGAATATATCGTTGTAATACTTGTTCTTTAGAAATCTCTAATGAGATGTGGGCTACTTTATGATTTAACATCATAGCCATACGCCCACACTGAGTAGCAAACCAAGTCTTGCCAGAACTCCGCACTCCCAGATATACAAGAATTTGTTTTCTACCAGGACCTACACCCATATCATCTAAAGCTTTAATACCTGTAGGTAGTATATCTTCTTCAGATAAGCTTTTAGCTAAGATGCTAAGATCAGTAACTTTAATACCAGGATCAAATAAAGATAAATTAACTGTATCTGCTTTACGTAATATTTCTCTAGCTTCAGTATTCTTCCCCTGCTGATGTAAAGCAGCAGCATCGTACATAGCTATTTCAAAATTACGATTCTGTATAAACTCTGTAAGTTTATTAATTACATATTCAGTATTAAGATTTGTCTTAGCTGAGTATATGGATGTTAGTATGTCTCTATATTTATCACCTTCTGCGGAGGCTAACTGAGTTTCTAATTCATCTGCAATATGTTCTTGAGGAGCTATCTTATATTTATCAATATAATCAACCAGCTTCTCAACTATCTTTTTATATACACCATCAAATAAATCAGGAGATATAGCATTACGAACTAAGAGGCAATGTTCTGCATCAAAGGTTAATAAGCATATAATATTTTCCTGATTAAACTTTGTTAAAGTTTCATTGCTCATTAACTCAATACCATTGTTTTGAACATGGATGTAGAAACATATCCGGGGTAACTCTCATCTAATAATTCCATAGGATTCTCCATGAAAGTTAACATGGTTGAAAAATTCAAATTATAGTTCAATGACTTAATCTTTTCCACTGAAGCTTCCACCAAGATTTGACAAAGCTTCATTACTTGTTTTCTGTCCAGTGAAAGAATTTTTCCTACTTGTTCTATAGACTGGGCTATCTCTTCCATCTTGTCATCCAGATTACGTGAATTAGTTCTTTCAATAAAAGAAATATCAGCTACAGAGATAAACCGTTTAGCACATAGATGTATTACATTTTTAAGATTAGATCTTTTAGGTAATGTGATCCTAATAGAAGAATCAGTAGATTTAATATTTTTTGTAAGAAAATCTATATGAGCTTTAACGGTCTGTAATTCTGAAGCAGACAAAGTTGGAAGTTCTTTGAGAATCAATTCCACTGACATATATTAATTGAAAGTTTCCTTTGTGCAGATTACCCATTATAACAGAAATTTCAGCTTCGTCAAGTCACTTGATTTTACTGGATGAATCAGCTTCAGACTTGTCGAGTCTTATTTCCTATACTTGCAAACCAGACCACAAGAATTTTATAGACTTATTTAATATTTTTACTATTGTCTGCTGTATCTTTATCTTGTCGTATACACACATATATGGGTAAGAACAAACTATCAGTGTCAGAATCCTTCTTTGTAATCCTAGCATTGTATTTAACTGTAACTATTTTACCTATAACATCCCGTCCGATAGCATCTCTATCAGCATCTGAAAATCCACTACCCACAGAGGTTCTTACTTTACCATCGGCAGATTGCAGTACCAGAGCACCAAGTCTTTGTGAATTTTTACCAGTACCCACATCCCAACCTATACAAACTAAATCACAATCTAATTCACCTTTGAACTTTATCTGATGCCGTACCCGTTTATCTTCCCATGTTCCATTAACATCTTTAAGAATGGCTCCTTCTAGGCCTTGAGCAATATATCCTTCTACAATTTCTAAACATTGTTCAATAGTTTCAACAGTCTGACTTTCTACTAATTTAATCTTTGCAGATTTAGTTTTGCTAACAGCAGCAGATAGCCAGAGCCATCTATCGGCATAATCCTCATTCCATTTCCCCTTAGTAAAAGCTTCAGCATCAATTACATCCCAAAGAGTAGCTGCAATATAACTAGCTTCTGTTAAAGAAAGAGTTCCTTTTTGAGCTTTAACCAAGATACCATTTCCTGTTTGTCTTGGCAAAGGTTTATTATCTTCATCCAAGACAAGTAGTTCTCCATCAAACACTAAAGATGCTCCATCAGCCATTGTAATAAATGCGGTATCTAGTGCTCCAAGTAAGTCCATGAGTTTACCATTACGAGTACGATACTCTACATGACCGTCTTTTACGATAGCATTGAAACGTAAACCATCCATCTTCAATTGGAGAATTGCAGGCCAAGTAATCTTTTCTACTAAGCGCTCCTCAAACGGACTGCACAGCATACAAGGATATTCCATCACTAATCCTGGCCATATCTTATTAGCTGTACCTGCTGAGAAACCCGCACGTAAATCTTTACCAATAATACGTTCAATGATAATAGCATTATCTGTATCTTGACACTCTAAAATATGCTGGAGTCTCTCAATAGCAGCATTACCAGTAACTTCTCTAGAGGCCAGAGTTTCTAACTGATCTAGAGCTTGGTGTATCCTACGTGTTCCTATTCCACCTTCGGCGTAACTATATGCTGGAATCTTCTTAATCCAAAAATTAAGAAATGGATCATAAGCCATTCGGATAACACGTTTTAATACATCATTATTCTTATGGTAGTTAAGAATTTCTAGCTTCTTATTTTTGGATGCAGTAGCTGCTACTTCTTCAATTATTTCTAATATCATTCTCCGTTTCCCTCTTGATTATTTTTTCAAGCTTACGTTTACGTTTTGACTTAATTATCTTAGTGGGCTTAGGAATGGGTTTTCTTAAGCCTTTTAATTCCTTTATTAGTTTCATGACTAATGCTTTGGATAACTGATCGTCTCCACTTTAGGATCCCAGCACTTTCTGCAAATGTCCTTTTCACCCAACTCTCCACAGCTATTGCCACGAGTAAAGGCTTTACATTCAGTAAAGCC